CCCCGCCAGTGACTTCCTGATGGGCCGCTTGCCGGGCCGTAACGGCGGCCCTCCGTTCCGGCTGGACCTGTCGAAGCTCCTGTCGACCAAGTCCGCCATGGGTGACGTGCTGGCCAGGCTGATCGACACGGCAGCATCTCCGGCTGCGGGGGCGCGGCCGAAGTTCTGGTGGGAAGACCCGGCCAAGGTCGCGAGCCTGACCGCCGAGGACTGGCAGCACCTCATCGCCAAGCACTGCGTCGACGGACTCTGGGCCGTCAAGAAGGTCGGCTGGCCGCCCGGTCACGCGAAGTGCGTGATTCCGGCAGGGATTGTCACCGCGTTGCGACTCACGGATTTGTGGACGAGCGACGGATTTGCGAGGACATAAGCCGGTGGCTGATGCTTGGGTGACGCTGCCGGAGATCGCTGCTCGACTGCGACAGTCGATCCGGAGGCATCGGGCAGCGAAGGTGAAGCGAGGACTGGGAGGACGGCGGGATGCGGTACTGCGATACGGTGGGCCGGGGGCACGTGTGGACCGACGAGCGAGTCGCTCTCGTCAAAAAGCGGTGGGCTGAGGGCCTGTCCGCGAGCCAGATTGCGGGTGAACTCGGCGGCGTGTCGCGCAATGCCGTGATCTCGAAGCTCCACCGTCTAGGCTGCTCCGGCAGAACCGTTGCGGCGCGCAGCGCGGCCAGCATCCGAGTGGCCCGGTCGAGCCCGCCGAAGAAACCGCGCGTCGTGGCGGAGTCGTCCGCACCGAAGCGCAAGGCGGCGGTGAGGTTCAAGCCGCCGGCCGAGCTTGCCGGCGTTGCCGAGCTCGTCATCCCGGCCGAGGAGCGCAAGGTCATCGACACGCTGGAGTCCTGCCACTGCCGGTGGCCGATCGGAGACCCGCAGCACGCCAGCTTCCACTTCTGCGGCCGCAAGAAGCTCGGCACGCTGCCCTACTGCGAGTTCCACTGCTCCAAAGCGTTCCAGCCGCGCTCGGGTCCGAAGGCGCCCGTGGTCGATCTCGGCTGGAACCATCGCCGGGTGCTGCAGGTCGCAGCCATCACCAAGGTCGCGTGACCGCGTTCAAATTCTGGGGGACTGAGATGCAGGATGTTGCTGAGCAGGTCGAGGACGCGCCGGTGGATGAAGGCGAGTACACCGTCGAGATCCCTGTGCTGGCGCTGGCCGGATTCGGCGGGTGCTTCAGGTTCGTCCAGGAGGCGCTGGGCGCGGCGTTCTCGGGTCATCACCTGAGCCGCGAGCAGTTGATCGGCATGGCGGTCGGATGCGGGCTCAAGTCGGTGCGCACGCCGACCGAGGACGAGCTCGCCGATCCGGAGTGGTTCGGTCACGAGGCCGGCGTGAAGGCCGGCGACGAGGCGGTGTGGGCTGACACCGAGGTCGCGCGCGCGGCCGCCGAGGTCGTCGAGGCCATGGACTCGGATCAGATCGACGACGGCGCCGAGGTCGAGCCGTGAGCGCCTCGGCGAGCCCCTACGAAATGTGCCTCAAGCGCACGATCGAGGTGCGGACCACGGTCGGCACCTTGGTCGTCGAGGCCTGGACCAAGGGTGGGCTCGCCGCGCACAAGGCGCATGCCGGCGACTGGTTCACGGTCACGCATCAGCCGACCGGGCTGTCTCTGGGCGCGGTCGGCATCTTCCTCGCCGAGGAGTCGGCGGTGGCCGCGATGTGCGAGCTCGCCGCGGCCCGCAACGGATGGATCCTCGACACGCCGGAGGAGGTGGCTGACTTCGGCGCCTACGCGCAGATCGTGTTCGCGAAATACGGCGCCGTGCCGCGGCCAACCGCTGGGCACGAAGTGGCGATCGAGGCGGTGGCGACGGTGCGCCGGCTCAACGGGTGGGACGACTAGATGGCGCAACGGTTGACCGAGATTCAGCAACGGTTGCTGGCGTATCTGCGGGCCGAAGTGGGAGCCGGCCGGCCGTTCCCAGCGTCTGCGCAGATCGCTGGACACATGGGGTGGCAGAACCGCCGGCGCACGGCGATCGACGTTGTGCAGACGCTGGCCGTGAAGGGCTACGTGAGAGTGGCGGGCGAGTGGACGGCGGGCCGCAAGGCGCGGCAGTGGGCACTTACGGACAAGGGATTGCACGATGACGACGTTGCCGGCCTCGGCTCAGAACCAACTGCGCCAGTTCGTGGAGCAGATCGAGCGATTGGAAGATGAGCGTAAGGCGCTAGGTGGAGACATCAAGGACAAGTTCGCCGAGTTGAAGGCGATGGGCTTCGACGCGAAGATCGTCAAGAAGGTGATCGCGATCAGGAAGAAGTCGAAGTCCGAGCGGGAGGAGGAAGACGCCGTGCTCGACACGTATCTAGCCGCTCTGGAGGGAACGCCTCTTGGAGATTGGGCTGCGCGGCAAGGGAAATCCGACGATGCGCGTCATTGAGTTGGCGGGGCAGGTTTTTGGCCACTGGACCGTCCTGGGGCGCGCGCCCGGAGTAACGGGCAAGACTCGCTGGCGGTGTGCTTGTTCCTGTGGGCGGATTAAGCACATCAGAGGACAGCACCTGAGGTCTGGCGCAAGCGCGTCGTGCGGGTGTGCTAGTCGCACAGGCGCCATCGCCAGTCAGGACTACACGGGGCGTCGATTCTCGCACCTTGTCAGCTTGGGTCGCGTTGACCGAGTAGACAGGAATGGCTCTCGGGTTTTTGAGTCTGTGAGATGCGATTGCGGCACGGTGAAAGAGGTAAGTATTTACTCTCTGGTGGACGGTGGCACCAAGTCCTGCGGTTGCTTGAAGAGCCAATTGATTTCTCGGAGCAAGTTGGTTCACGGTCACGGCAACGGATCAAGCACCTATCGTTCGTGGGCCGCGGCCCGAGAGCGTTGCTGCAATCCAGCAAACAAGCGGTGGCATCGCTACGGCGGGCGCGGCATCAAGATGTGCGAACGCTGGAGCGTGTTCGACAACTTCCTGGCTGACATGGGGCCGAAGCCTGGGCCTGGGTACGAGATCGATCGCATCGACAACGATGGCGACTATGAGCCGTCGAACTGCCGTTGGTCGAGCCGACGAGACAACATGAACAATACCAGCGCCGTCCGACCGGTGACCGCGTTTGGGAAAACCATGACGGTAGCGCAGTGGTCACGCGCGTCAGGAATCAATCCGGAGACGATACGAGGGCGCCTGAGCCGCGGGTGGAGCGCCGAGCGATCTGTCTCGGTTGAGGCGACCATGGCAAACGACTTGGCTCTTGTGCGCCAAATACTTCTTGCTGCCGACGACAGCAGTGTCGAGGGGCTGAAGAAGGCTATCTGTGAGGTGCAGACGCTCATTGCCGAGCGATTGGCCGACACGCCGCTGGGGCAGTGGTCGGTGAGCCAGGCCACGGCATCGGAGAAACCCAACTGATGTCGACGCTCGCTCTGTTCCTGTGGTGGTTCGGGCTGATCCTCGTGTTCAGCCCGGCGATGCTGTTCGTGCTGGAGACGCGGGACGGCGACATTAACGAAGGCGATCTCATCCGCTGGTTCATGGGCAAGAGCCTTCAGTTCCACGATCAGTGCAAGACGCTGATCGTCTCGGGGGTGGGGCTGATGGCGCTAGCGACGATCCTTGGGACGGTGAGATGACCTCCTGGTATCTCACCTCCGACATGCCCCCACCCCTCAACGTGAGGGTCGTTGTCCTGTGGGATGACCGCGAGTTCGAGGCGGCGCGAATCCAGCGCGAGAACGCGGTGGTGTGGGTCACGCATCACCGGGGCGAGGCGATCTTCCTGCCGACCAAGAACCGACGCCCCGAGGACGCCGAGCGGCCCTGGGCGGGCTGGCACACGTTGTCCATCCGGGGGCCTCAGTATTGGCGGCCGATCAACGCCGAGCGGTGGGCCCTGCCTCTGCCTCAGGCCATCGTGTTCCCAAAGGTTGCGTCGGGCGTGATGCGGTCTGAGCGCATGAGGTTCACTGCTGTCGCCGATGCGGAGGCATCCGAGCTCGCCCGCGAGATGGAGCGCGAGATGGAGGCGGATCGGCAGCAGGCGCGTGATTCACGTGAAACAGTCCAGGTCCGCAAGGCCGAGGTGGCGTGGTGGCTCGATCAGTCGAGGATCGACTACGAGCCCGCTGGCGAGGTGACGACGCGCAACTGCGAGGGCCGACTGATGCGTGCTCTGGCGTGGTGCGGCGCCTCCGACTTTAAGGAGCGGACCGCGGTCAATGCCGAGGTGCTGGCCGAGGTGGCTGCGGTGAGCGCGGACGCGGGCGAGCCCGAGCCGGGGCTGACGTTCAAACCGCTGCCGTCTGACCGGCGCGACTTCGAGACGGCGATGGCCTGGTTCACCGCGCTGTCCCCGCCCGAGCACTGGCGGCCGGGGCGGGAGCCGTGGTCGTTCTCGCAGATTCAGAAGATCCTGGTGATCCGGGCCCGCCCGATGCCGCCGAGCTACGACACCATCGCCGAGGTGCTCTCCTACGTGAAGCGCAAGAGCATGTCGGGGGAGTGGGTTCGGCAGCAGTTCAAGAAGGGCGTCGAGCGGTGCCTCAAGGCGGCGAACGGGGAGGAGATCTACCCTGGAATCACCGATCAGGTCGCGGCGCTGCGGGAGCGGAACCGGGCGTTCAAGAGGGGGCAGTGATGGGGGCCATCAAAGAATGGGCCTGGACCTTCGGATGCATGTGGGCTGGCGGAGCTCTCTCGCTCGGCATCTGGGGCAAGGAGTGCGTCGGTGACGATGCGCGGTTGATTGAGGGCATGAACATGCTGATCGCCGGCGCGGTGGTCGCTGCGACGGTGTGGGTGATCGCGGGGATCGCAGAGGTGGCGCGGGAGGATCGGAAGGAATGACCGAGCGCAGTGAGCGGCGCGCAGAAAAACCGACCGGCGCGCACGGGGCTGCAGCGGCGCGCATGACCGAAGCCGAGCGCCGTGCCTTCAATAAGGGGCTGGAGACCGCCGCCAAGCTCGTTGACCTCTGGGCGGAGGAGAACATCCGGATGTGCAACGAGACGATTCTGAGCGACCCGATCATCAACGGCTCAGCCACGCGGGCCACGCTTGCGGCCGACATCAAGACGTCGGAGGTGCTCCAGATCCAGGCGACGGGCCACTCGGCCGTCTATCACGCCGGCACCAAAATGGCGAAGATGATCCGAGAGCAAAAGGTTCTCAGATGAAGCCTCGCTACCGCGTCCGCGCCGGCTCTCGCCAAGTTGTACTTGCCGACCTTGGGCGCAGACGATCGGAGCCGATCGACGGCGTGGTCGAGGTTGCAGAGACCGCTGCCCGTGTCGCCCGAGGTGGCGGAGTTCAAGCCGTGGTGACGGTTGCGATCTTCGAGGATGGCGGTGTGTGGTCGGGGAAGTTCTTCGGCGCCGGCACGCCGATCTTCGCTCTGGTCGGAGCGCTGGAGCACATGAAGATCGAGGTTGAGAGCCGAATCGAAAGGTAGGCGAGCGTCAGCGAGTCGCTTACACTTATTGTGGCGATTCTGCGGGGGACGCTGCCCATGATCAGAATGCGCGACAAGCCCCGGCATAAATGCCGCGGAAGGATAGCGCTCCCGGCTGCGCCTGGAATTGAGGACTGAGGGACGCAGATGCTGCTGACGTATCGCTATCGTCTGAAGGACGGGAGTCGCGCTCGCAAGCGCGAGCTTCGCCGGATGGCGCGCGCGGTCAATCGCGTCTGGAACTACTGCAACGAGGCCCAGTTACACGCGTTGAAGCACAACAAGAGATGGCCTCGCGCCTTCGATCTCAACAACCTCGTCGCGGGGTCATCGAAACTGCTCGGGCTCCAGTCTCACACGATCCAAGCTGTCTGCGAGAAGTACGCCGCGAGCCGCGAGGCCAAGCGGAAAGCCAAGCTGCGCTGGCGCGGCAAACGCTCGCTCGGTTGGGTGCCGTTCAAGGCATCTGGCATCAAGCAGGATGGCGCGGGTTGGGTCTATCTAAAGCGTCGGTTCCCGTGCTGGCTGCATCGCGCACTGCCCGATGGTGGCGCAATCAAGTACGGCTCTTTCAGCGAGGACGCCTGCGGCAACTGGTTCATCAACATTGTCGTTGAGTTGCCTGACGTCGAGCAGAGCGACGACGGCGCCGACATCGGCATCGACCTCGGTCTGAAAGACCTCGCCGCGCTTTCGACAGGCGAGAAGATCGAGAACCCGAGACATCTCTCAAAGCTCGCCGCTAAGCTGGCCAGAGCGCAGCGAGCGAACAAGAAGAAGCTGGCCGCGCGCACGCACCGCAAGATCGCGCGGGCCCGCGCTGACCATCTGCACAAGGCATCACGCCGCATCACCGACGCAGCCCGCGTCATCGTTGTCGGCGACGTTTCGAGTACCAAGCTCGTCAAGACCGACTTCGCCAGGTCCGTGCTCGACGCGGGCTGGTCATCGTTCAAAGAGATGCTCCGCTATAAAGCGACTGCGCGCGGAGCGTCTTTCGTTTGTGCCGCTGAACACGGCACTTCGCGAACCTGTTCTTGTTGTGGCGACACGGCGAGCGGCCCAAAAGGTATCGCAGGGATCGCGGTAAGGGAGTGGACCTGTTCAAACTGCGGCGCGTCGCACGATCGCGACGTGAACGCGGCTCGGAACATTCTCCGTGTTGGACTGAACACGCTGAAAGGAGCCCCGCTATGAGCCAGGATAACCCCACTGGGAAGCTCCGGACTTCATGCTGGGGAGCAGTCACCATCTCGAACCGGTTCACGCGGTGGCTGGCGAGCAAGCTGGTCGACACGGCATTCACCACGATCCTGTCCCGCGACCCGGACTTCGTCGTCGGCGGTCGCCATGATGCGTACCTGCGCCGGTGGTGGCTGATCCCCCGGAACAAGGTGTTCAACATCTACCTGCACCAGTTCCTCCGGGACGATGAGGACCGGGCGCTGCACGACCACCCGTGGATCAGCCTGTCGATCTCGCTGACCAAGCCGATGCGCGAGCGCTACCTGCGCCGAGGCGTCGAGATGGAGCGCACCGTGCAGCCGGGCGATGTCGTGATCCGCGGCGCCCGCTTCGCACATCGGATGATCGTTCCCGATCCCGGCGCGCTGACCATCTTCATCACCGGCCCACGCATGCGGGAGTGGGGGTTCTGGTGCGAAAACGTCCGGTTCGTGCCCTGGAAGGTGTTCGTGGATGACCGCGACCGCGGTCGTGTGGGGAGGGGCTGCGATTGACGCCGTTCTCCTTCGTCCTGTCTCTGGTGGTCTCGATGCTGGTGGCGCTCGCCGGCATCGTGGCTGCGCGCGAGGTGGCGCAGCGCGACCGTCGGCGCCAGTCCGACACGGCGCCTCCGGTGCGCTTGGTCGAGCCCGAGGCTGTGGTCTACGACCCCGTGGCCGGCGAGCGGTGGGTGCGCGAGGCGCGCGTGGCTGCGCTGCGCATCTTCGGTGAGCGGGGCGAGGTGACGAGCGATGACGTCTGGAACGCCTGCCCGCCGCCCGACACGGTCGACGGCCGGCTGATGTCGAGCGTGCTGTCGCGTGCCGAGTGGGAGATCGTCGAGTATCGCAGGTCGGCCCGCGGCCGGAACGCGGCGCGCAAGATCGCGGTGTGGCGGCTCAAGGGCGTGGAGGCGGCATGAACGAACTGTTCGACGGATTGGCGCCGCCGCGGGAGCGCGGCACCTCGATCTCGGGGGTGCACTCGGGCCGCGCCGTCACGCACGACTGGATCACGCC